CGATATTACTTGCAGCTTGACTAGCTTGATTCAAATAGGGTTGAGCCGCGCCAGTGATATTACCGGCGGCTTGACCGGCTTGATTCAAATAAGGTTGAGCCGCGCCGGTGATGTTACCCGCCGCAACGCCAGCCTGATTCATGTAGGGTTGAGCCGCCCCCATGATGTTACCAGCAGATGCGCCCGCCTGTGACAAAGCAGGTTGTGCCGCGCCCGTAGCGTCCATACCCATCGCTCTTGAGAGCGCGGGTCTACCCGCCCCTGCGATGTCTGATTGACCGGCTTGATCAAAATAGTATTGGCCAGCGTTCAGATTTCTACCGGCTAAGTCTGGGCTCAAGTACTGACTTTGCGCTTGTTTTAGAGCGTCAGCAGTACCCTTAGCGCCGAAATCGTACATACCGGACTGAGCTTTGTCAATGTCTCCCTGATAGAAACCTTGATTACCTTGAACCTGCCTGTACGCTTGTTGTTGCAGCGGTGACAATTCAGCCACAGTGGGTAAATCATAAGACTCGTAAGGCTTATTAGCAATGTTCTGAGCGACTTGAATCTGGTTATAAATCGCATCCTGCATCCACTTCGGGGTCTCGGTGGATGACGTGGTGTAAGAAGTAGCGGTCTGAGGCGACCCTGTGAATAAGCTGCCCATTATGCAACCCCTTTCAAATAGCTGAGAGGTGACTTAGCGTTAGGGCTAAATTTACCCTTTGCCAATACTTTACCTTTGTGTGAGCGGATCTTTCCGCGCATAGCGTCGAGGCGCTTAGCTCCTTCTTTGTTAGAGCCATCACCGAGCATTGCTACTGTTTCTGCGTCAATCACGTATTCACCATCTGAGAGTTTAGCATCAATGGTGTCTGCTCGACCAGAACCTGCTCCTTGAGCGAATCGGGCAACAGCTGACAGAGCGCCACCTTGTGCCAGTTTTGGCGGAGGGGTGGTCGCTGGTTGCATATTATAAGCGCCAGAAGTGATTTTTGGCCAACTCCGCGCCATGAATTCGCTCAGGCTCTGGTTATTAGCATTAGCGTCGCTTTGTAATTTGTTCCAATCCCAAACGACTGAGGGGCGGTTGAAGTACTCTTGCTGCTCGGGAGGCATCTTGTTGACCGCCTGTTGAACCTGCGGAGGAGCACTACCGAGGCTGCTCAAGAGCGTAGCGCCCATCAAAGCGTTCTTCATTGAGAACGGGCTACTGGTTCCGGTAGCAGGAGCTGTCGTTTTAAGTTGAGCTAGCGGTGATTGAGGGGTCGTGGAAAGACCACCACCCATATCTTGACCGCCGTATCCGCTAGGTGCTACGGGCGCATTTGGGTTCGTCAACGAGTAATCAACTGAGAAATTATCGGGACCTTTGTAACCGGTTTGACCGGTCATGTAATTGGTAGTGCCGTAACCCGCCTCAGGTACGCCGCTGTATGAGTAGTCACCGCCCTTAGGCATCTTCAGACCTTCAACTACGGCGTCTGAAGGCTTAAGCCCCATCCGGCTAGATTCAGCAGGCTTTGACATACTACTCGCTAGACCCGCCAAGCCACCCCCGATGACGGCAGACTTAGGATCGTAACCGGCAGTAATCATGTTACTGAATTGCTTACCGCCTGCGCCCGCAGCGGTGCTACCGGTCAGGTCTCCGAGCTGTTGACCAGCGTAAGCTCCCAACGCGCCAGTAGCCGCACCTTTCAAAAAACCTTGACCTGTAGCCGCACCCATACCGCCACCTACGAGTGCGTTACCTAGGATGTTCTGACCGGTTGAGCCTAAATTTAAGCCTAAGGAGCTGTTAGCAGCGCCGCCTACAGCTTCACCTAAGCCACCCCCTAAGCCACCTAGAACAGCGCCTTTGAGAGGGTCGCCGCCGGTCAATGCAGCCGTACCGCCGCCAATAACAGCGCCGCCAACCATGGTAGCGGCTGTACCTGTGAAACCCATAGAAGCGCCGATTGCTGAACCAGCTCCAGGTACGATGAAGTCTAACACGATCGGCAACGCAACAGCTAAAAGTTTCTTAAAACTAAACTTATATTCAGGCAGTCCGGTGTTCGGATTAATTGTTCCTGATCCCCCCATGCGCCTAAGCATCTCTGCTTCGCGTGGGTTGATGTGCGCCAACATCGTGTCGCCGTGTCTACCCATTGAAGCTAAACCGCCTCTAGCGTAACCTTTTTGCTTCAAGCGCTCCTGCATACCGTACAAAAGCACAAGCAGGGAGATGATTACTATGGGGTCGAACTGCGCGGGCAAGTCACCCTCTTCAACCATGTCGTCTTGAACCGCAGAAGCGACTACTTCTGGGTATCTTTCAGGATTATTAAGCGCAAACTCGAGCATCTTGACTAATTCGTTCAAGCCCTCACCCGTGACCGGCATGTCGCCGATTTCGTTCTCAAGCGTTAAAACCGCCTTTGAGAACCGAGGGTCGTTCTTTGCTATTTCAAGAATCTGCTGCTTATTCATTTGTCACTCCAATTAAGACAACGACTGAGCAAATCTCTCAGCCCAGTCACGCCAATCATCAAAATCGTAAGGCAGAGGGAAGTTTCTACCTAGCGAAGTATTGTTTAAAAACTGCATAGCCCAGTTCTGCCAGTCATCGCCGTCAAGACGACCGAGCGCCCCATAGCTGTCCAGATCGAGCGCAATCTGGTCAGCCCAGTCATGTAGGGACATGTAGGAGGGGCGCGTGATCGTGGTCATCCGAGCACCGTCCTGTCGCCCGTGTCAACGTGCGCAATGATCTGACCCATCTGGTAATCGCCACCGATCGTGTTTGACTCAAAGCGTGCGCGCAACTCGCGGCGCTGTTCTTTGAGCATGACAATCTGCTGGTAAGGTTCTGTCGCAGATTCAGGGAATGTAAATTCGCTGCTGTAAACTTCAGGCGCTCGGGCATTAGCACGACCCGTGATTTGCACAGACATAGAGCCGCTTTGAATAAAGTCAGGCTCAATCTCTGTGATCCGCAAATACTCATTTTTACCCTGCGGTAATGATGACAAGTCGGCGGTTTCAAAGTAAGATTGAATCGGCAGGACTGATTGACCATCAATGTTGTCAACACCTTGCTCATGAATCCAAACGCGATAGCCGCTCGCCGTAGGGATGCAGTCTGTCAGCAGGGGCGCGGCAAAGCCGTTGTTGTATCCGCCAGAGGCGCGCCCTGAATCGGGCAGCGCTGTGTCATACCAAGAGTTCTCACGTACATTGTAAATGATCGCGTGCGTGCACTCTGTAGCGTCATCCTTCGGATAGCACCACCAGATCTCTCCAAAGTGCGGCACTTTAAACGCGAACACTTTAGAGCGGTGGTTCGGATTGACGTTGTCAAAGAAATAATTCAAATTCAGCTGATTAGGCACTTCGCGAACCACGCCGTTGAACATCAAGAAGCGATCAACTCCGCACCAGAAAAACACACCATCATAGTCAACCACGCAGTCGGGTGACATGATTGAGGTGTCGGTGGCGATCGTGTCAAACTGAAACACAGTCGCGCCGCCGGTGAAAGTTGCACGAATAACGGCGTCGTAAGCCCAAAACAGCCCCGCTGGTGCTGAACCTGAACCGGCGCGTAACGGCATACCTTTGATAATCTTCTGACCCCAGACACGCGCTATCCCTGAACCCATACCGCTCAGATCAGTGAAGTCACCAGGAACAGACCAGCCTACGATACCGGCAGTGCCGTAGTAAAACAGGTAAGGGAACAACATCACGATACCACCCGTGGCGTTAGCGCCTGCGGGCAGGGGGATGTCAACCAGCGGCGCAGTCCCTAAGACGTCGCCGTAGAAAATCTGACCACCGGTGTCATTACAGACACATTGCAAATTAGGAGCTACGTGCGCGATGATAGAGTTATATGTTGTAGAAGCATCATACGCAGTCTGGAACATCCACTGGTTGTAATCGCTAACCTGTATGGCGTTCAAACCACCAGCCATATTGGTCGTGGTAGCCGTGATGGTTGTTGTGTTAGTAGCAACGACGAACCCGTTAGGGCTTTGACCAGCGTTAGAAGCCGTGATAGTGATTACCGGACCCACGGCGGTTGCAGTGTAGTTTGGCGTAGAGATGTAAGCGGTGATATTCGCCGCGACAGCGGTCGCAGTCGTTGCTAAGTCTGTCGTGAAGAGGACACCGCCCGATGTAATCGTAACACCATTGACTGTGACGTTATTAACTGAACCGCCAGCGCCTCCGGTCAAAGTAACCGTCCCAGTCGCGGCAACTGCCACCGGATTCCGGTTGGTGACGATTGAGCTGTTTTTAGTCGCGTCAATGGTAAAACGCTCAATCGATGACGCACCCGCTGAGTGGCAGTACTGCAAGCTCTGCTGCGTGAAGCTGTTGAAGCCCCTAGAAATCTCAGTCAAGTATTTGCTGATTGAGCGATACCCGCCGATCTTCCTCGGCAGTCCGCGCTGAAACCTGACCCATTGCCCGTCAATATAAAAATCACCATCGTACCTAGTACCGTCTCGCTTAATACCGGCGAGAGATTTCAGGACTATTGTGGATGAAGGCATCAGAATGTCCCGCCAACAACGACGCCAGCAGGCGCGATACCCAGAGCAGTCCAAGCGGCTTGCTGGTTAGCTGCTGTGAAGATTGAAATACCGGTTGAAGTGCCGCCGAAGTTGATCAAAGCGCCTCCGGCGGTTGTAGCTCCTGTACCACCTTGCAAGATTGAAATCGGGAAGCTGACAGTAGCTGTGTCTGCGTCCACCACGTCAGTACCGTCGCAGTAGTAAATACCCCTAGCACCTTGGTTGATTACGACACCCGTTCCGGCAGAGGTTCTGACAGTCAGCGTGTACGCGCCGGTCGTGGCATTGTCAATCCAATACTGCTGGACAGTCGCAGGGACAATCACAGTGCGGTTTCCGGTCAGAGCGCCCGTAAATTTATAAACGATACGGTTCAGCTCTGAGCCTGTCAGCGTGAAAGTTCCAGTACCGGCGATACTGATCACCGTATAGTCAAAAACAAAAACAGAAGATTGACCGAATCCGAGCGTGTAGTAATTCGTCCCGTCGCTGATGATTACTGACGCGTCACTAGGCTGGTAATTTTTGCTCGCCAACCCGTCAATCGTAGCGAGACCGGAGGCTGCGACCGTAACCTGTCCACCACCCGCGTTACGCAAGTACATGAACCAGTTGTTACCGACTGTCGGGGCGCTAGGTAGCGTCAAAGTACCTGAACCTGCGCCGTTCCACACATACATCTTTGCGCGGTCTGTGTCACCCGCTGAGTAGTTTGAGTTGAACAGCGTGATCGGTACAGACTGAGACAACAAGGTTCCGACCGCTACAATACCCGTGCCGGCAAGGGCGGACGCGTTAGCGACTGAAACAGTAGCGCCGAACTGGAGCGTTTCCCACACACCATTCGTGGTGGTGTTGCTCGTCAGGTAGACCTGCCAAACTGTGCCCGCAGCAATAGAAACAACTTGAGTGCCGCCCGCGTTTTTAACTATGAAGGTTTCTGCACCTTGATTGTTAAACAGGATCGTGTTACCCGTGCCGCTCTTCTGCGCATCGGGCAGGAAGATTGAACGACCTGCGGTGGTAGCCGTTACATCAATAATACGGGTCGCTAGGTTGTTGTTGGTAGAGGTTTCCTCTGGCCAACTCAGCGTTACGTCGGTAGCACTGAGCGTGAGGGCGCTGAAGCTGATTTCGCTCGGGTAGATGTTCGCTCCACCGAAGACATCGTTATAGATAGGCATTACGCTTCACTCCTTGTTGCTGTGCGATCCATGATACGCTTCAGGTCTTCGCCATTCAGCGCCTGCGCCGCACGGTCATACATGGCTTGCCAAGTCTGAATACGCTCGTCTTTTTTCAAAAACGGGGTGGCTTCGAGCAGGGTTGCGTAAAGCAGCACGTCCGGTGCGTATTCAGTAAGCCAGTTAGTTTGTAGGTCATCACCCAACAACGCGGGTTGCTCGTAGTACAGAATTTCAAGGGTCTGCGCTGCGGCGGGTGAAGGGGTAATCAGCCAGTGCTGATAGTCATAATCTGCGTAAAACTGAGGCGCTGCGGTCTGAGCTTCGTTAGGCCAGAAGTTACGGCAGTACTCATAAGAACGAGCGAAAATAGGCGTGCCGTTTACGGTCATGCTAATCGTGTCGCGCCAGCGGTCAGGCTTAAGATAAACGGCTACACCGACAGACAGAGGGGTGGTCACCGCTCGGATGAAACCCTGAATCTTCAGTTCGCGGGCGATACGGCGCTCACCTAATGTGATTAGGCGAGGTAGCTGGTCGTAAACGATTTGGTCGCTCTCTTGCGTGAAACCACGTTCAAGATAGCGACGCACGTCCACCAGCAAACTGTCGTACGTCATGCTATAGCTCATAAATACTCCATGGGTATTAGCAGCTGATTCAGCATGCGCCGTTTTGATGAATTATAACCTTGAAACAACTTTCAAGGCAAACTAAATGTCTCACTTACTCGCGACGCCTTTGGTCTTCTCAAAAGAGCGCATACCCGCGATACCTAAAATGCCTGACAATATCACCCAAAGTTGGTCTGCTTCAAGCACTGGAGGGGGATCCATACCGACTGGAACCCAGCCCATTGCCTGCAAGTATTTCCAAGCCCACTGAAACAGCGGGTACAGAAGGAACTGATACGCCATCGCTGCTACGCCGATCCACCCGATAGCGGGTCGCCAGCCGGAAACAAACACGCTAGAGGAAGCCGCCTCAACTTTGTTCACCTCGATCTGAGCTAGGTTCGTAGCTTGATCAATGCGTTTTTCTTCAAGATCTAGCTTCCGCTGCTCGATCTCCATCTCCATTTTTTCTTTGTCAGTGGTGACCAAATCACCCGCGACCTTACCCACGGCTTCAATGATTGATCCAACAGCTAGCAGGCTCATGCTAAACCTTTCAATGTTCGGTTAATCCAACCCTTGAGGAATTTAACCTGCACGGGGTTTTTGTTACATATCTCAACATAACGGGCGATCTTCGCTAATGCATACGATTCTTTGAACCGCTGCCCGTCTGTGATTTGATTGAGCTTCTCAATGGTCTTAGCGCCGATACCGCCATCAGGCGTAGCGCCAATTACCAGCTGAGCCAGCTTGACCGCCATACCCATACCGGCGTTCACACCGAAGTTAAAGATGCTGTTAGCCACCTCTTGATTTGAAATCTCGTTACCGCGCATCTTGTCCCAGAACTCAACGCGGTAGAACTCTCGCACCATGCCGGTAAGAGACCCGCCGAATTCTTTCTTGTCAACCAGAGGCCAACCATTCCACTGCGGGTTCTTGTTACGGGCAATACCCGCGTAGGTCATACCGCCCGTATCACCAGGAATTTCGTGCAGGACGTAGCCGCCCTCATCTTTGATCATTAGCTCAAAAGCTGGTTCAAACTGCGCCATTATTGTTTGCTCCTTGAAAGCATGGTTGCTGCAATCTCCATCATGGTTCTTGCCACCTGAATGTCGGCAGGTTCATTATCCCAACCTACAGTAATTTGGCCAACAAAACGGCTTGGGTCGGGCGGGATGCTGATTCGACATGTGTAGGTAACCCCCTTGGCGATGTACCACAAACCCATCTCGGATTGTGCTGCGCGGTATTCACCGCAGGGAATCTCGCTAGCCATCAGCTTCACCACATCAGCGTTGTTAAGCGCGTTCTGAGTAAACAGACCTACGTCAAGCCCGTCATTAGATTTGTCCCGACCCTCTTTAGTGTAGGCGCGGTGCAGCACTCGGGTTCCAAACATGGGGTTCACTTTGAACACTGCGACAATCGTAGCATTAGTAGTTTTAAACAAGTGAGCGGCAGCGTCTTCTACTCTGTCATCAACAATGCTAGGCATTCGCTTGGACTCTTTGTACGCCCCCATCAATAGCTCTTGGTTTTGCCAGACGAAGTAACCGGCGAAAGCAAACACCGCCATGAGTATCAGCGCAAAGAGCTTGAACGGGCTGTCTACGTAGGACAGCACTTTACTTAGTACATCTGCTGGCTTTTCTTCACTCATAGTCCGATCATTCCTAGTAGCTTATTCACAATCTTGTCAGACAAGTCGTCTGGCAGAAACTTAAGAAACCCGAGCACCCACCAAACCACGCATAAGCGCACGAAGATTTTGAGAAACAGGTCGAATTGCTTTTGGTACTCATTCACCGACCACACCTTGACTTGGCGCAAAAGTCTTGAATCTCAGCAACACCATAACCTACTGCGCCGAGGAGCATCACGATCACAACAACGCCAATAGCCCATGCGAGTTGTTCTTCCTCTTCTTCTTTACGCTTCTTCTCTTCAGCCTTCAGCTCTGCCATCTCTCGAGCGTCATCTCTGTCCATCTCAGCTTGACGGGCTTTAGCAGCGTTCCAAACGTCTATGCGCCCCGCCTGCATGAACAACATTTTTAACTGCTCTTCAAATCGCTTGGCTTCGTCTAGAGCCATCTCAATTTGAAGCGCCGCGCCTAGGTTAGATTTACCTCCAGCGCGTTTAGCCTGAAGCATCGCCTTAGTAGCGGTACTCTTGGCATCAAACATCCGCGAAATAGATGGCGCTAGACCCGCTAAATCATTAGCGACCTTGCTCGCCTTCTTGACTACACTTATCGCAGTCTGTAGTCCTTCTAACGCTGATATGGGGTCTATTGGGATCATGACTAAATCCAAAAAATCTTAACTGCTTTTTAGCCAATGAAAACAATAGTTAAATACCTAAAATCTTTTTAACAAACTCTCCGGCGACTCCTGGACCAAACAAAACCGCCGCAATGACGATGTAAAGTAGATACTCGATCGTTTTCATGCGGTCTTTGCCACGATCAAGCGCGTCCTGTATCGAGCGGTAACGCTCTGTGCAGACTGCTTCGTGAACTGCCAATCGAGTATCTACTGATTCCATCTTACTCTTTCACTGTTGCGTCAGTAACTTCAGGTTTCGCCTCCAACGCACTTTTCAACATGTTAAAGAAGGCATCTCTGCCCACCTGAAGTTGATCCACGTTGAATCGGGCAGAGTCTAATTTACGATCTAAGTCGGCAACATGGTTGAGCAACATCTGTTGCTGCTGGGTCATGTCTTCAAACTTGTACTCTACGCCATCGATTGTCACAGGGGTCTTTTCTGTTTTTCCCATGATGTTTCCTTTAGTGTGCCACCAAGATCGGGTGGTGGCTTCCCGTTAACTTATGCTACCCAAGGCAGTGGAGGGCTGACCACTGGAGGGTTGATCTGGTTATTTATCTGTTGTACAACAGCGGATTCAATGGCTGTTTTGTTTACACCATTAGCCCAAATCCAACCCAACACTTGATTTTGTGTCAGTTGGTCGTAGGGTGTAAATGAACCAGAAGGCGATGGAACACCGCAAGTGGCGTAAATAGAAGAATTGTACGTACCGTCTGTGCCTGAACACGTCCAATGCACTACAAAAACAACATCTGCGTTAGCGCCTTCTTGAGAATAACAGTCCATTTGAGTGACTGTCCATGTGTATGCAATAGTCATTTTTAAGCTCCCTGCGAGGTTCGAGCCGCCGCAATAGATGTTTGTAAAGCCTGATATTTAGCTAAAACTTCAGGAGTCCAAGCGGTGTTCGCAATTGCAACCACACTGGAGGGCTGACCAGTTAGGTCACCTCCTGGGCGAATTGAAGAACGGTGGTAAGTTCTTGAAACTTCCTCCCCGTCATCCAGAATCTTAGTTGCTTCACGAATCATTAAAGATCCGTATTCATCAATAGAAATTTGATCTATGATTGTTTCTTTTGTGAGTGACATTTTTGTTTCCTTTAAGCGACGACATAACAAAGTTGACCGAGCATATATGTTCCAGCTTGCACCTCTAGAATATCAATTGTAGCATCAGCGTTACTGTTTCTGCGAGTTCTCATAAAATTTGAGCTGTTCCAAACAAACGCGTATGCTTGACCTGCAAGGACGGCAGTAGTCCAAACACCGCTCCCCATAACCACCATAGGTTCCGCATATGAGCCTGGACTAGACGATGTAAAAGGTAGACCTTCAATTTGAATTTCGCCGCTACCACCGCTTATTGTGCCAACGCGCATACCCCAAGATATCCAGCAAAGACTGCCAATTTTTCTATATGTTCCCTGTAGGTTACTGTATGTAACCGTAGGCGCAGAAACAGACGCTGTTAAAACAGGCGTCCATGTACCTTCTTCGTAGTCATCCAAGCAGTTTGCATTTGATGACGCTGACTGTGTTGCAGGGAATGTGATACCAATGCCGATTGCTGAAGTAGTAGCACTTTTTAAAGATACATTTCCCTCGGCATTTACATTCAAAAGATTGTCATTACCAAATAAACCTATCGTTGCCAAATTGTTTGCAGAGGTTGACCCGTTGTACTGGAAACCAAAATATGCGGCATTATTTAAAGAACCTGCTTGACCAATAAAATGGATCAAATTTCCTGTGGTCATATTTGACGCAAACGCTGTACTCACCCAGTTAAAAGTGGAGTTGGCAGACGTCACGTCATATTTAATCATTGCGCCGCCGTTGCTAGCGCTACCTGCGACTTGGAACTTGGCTGTTGGTGTCACACCAATACCAAAATTACCCGCCGCCGTTAAACGTGCGCGCTCACCCCACTCAACGCCATTTTGAGTCCAGAAGGCTAGAGCGCCAACACCGCCTGCATAGCCGGAGGCAAGGATTGACGACGTATCAGAATTGTTGTAACCAAGCAAAATGCCTTTTTCAGCGGAGGTGGCTGCATTTCTAAATTGAGATGTTAAATAAAAATTACCCTCATAAAGAACACCACCGATTACATCTAATTTGACGGCTGGATTGGTATTGCCAACCCCAAAATTACCAGCCGCGCTTATACGCGCCTTTTCAGCGTCACCAGTGTTAAACACAAGCGCATTAGCGGTTTGTGTACCAACAACAAAATTGTTGGCAAATGACACATTACCAGCCGCAGAACCACCAACACCAATATAACCTGTTGCAGTTCCTGCTTCACCATGCGACCAAGTGCTAGAGCAATAAGCGGTGTTTGTGTTTCCAGAATAGGTAAAAGCAGAGTTGTAAGAGGTACTTCCCCCTGTTCCGTTTGAATCTACGATTAAACGCTCATTGTTTCTGACAGATGTAGTGCCAATCAGCAGATTCCTGTTTTCGGTCAGCATCATTGCCCGAACAAACGTAATCGCGCCTCCAGCCGTACCTGCGGCAGAAGAAGTCCACCAAGAATGCCGCCCACCAGATTGTCCGTAGTAGCTTGCATAACCCGCGCCTGTGAAAAAATCACCGCCGTTAAGGTTTTGACCTAGACCTGATTGGCCGTAAGTACTAGCCCCACCGTCGCCGTTTGAGCTACCCCAAAGACTTGCGTAGATGTTATTTATACCTATGTCAATTGCTCTGTATGGAGAATTCCAATTGGTGGAGGCGGGCGCTCCCAAGCCAAAGTTGCCTGGAGTCGTGAACCGCGCCCACTCTGTTGTGGAGTTTGTTCCAAACACAATCGGGCTTGTACCACCAGAAGCAATTCCAAAACCCGCAGGGGTTTGAATGTTAACGCTGTTTGCGCCAAGACCAAAGTTGGTTCCACCGCTATAAGTAGAGCCATAGGCATAAATACCCATCCGTGCGGTGTCGGCAGAGTCTGTGGAAAAGTTTGCCACAAAACCACCAGTGTTCGATGCAACTGATGAAACAACGTATAGTCTTGAAGTTGGGCTTGAACCACCAAGGCCAAGTAAGCCGCTGGCGTTAAGCGTCATTGGCTGAGTAAAGGTGATGTTATTTCCCGCCGTGCCTGACCCAGCGGTATGCCACCTAGCCTCACCGTTTACCATCACAAATTTATTTGCGCCTGTCCCGCTTATCAAATACTGCTCTGGTGAGCCGTCAGTAGGGTAATAAGAGTTTTGAGAAAGAATCGCGGCTGTGCTTGCCGCAATACCGTTGTTGTAATTACTCAACGAAGAAACATTACCAATTTGAATTGCTCTGGCCGTTGTTGTGTTCCAAGCACTAGGGGTAACACCCACGCCTAAATTAGTGCCATTAAAAACCAGCGCAGAACCGCTTGTGGCTTGGCTAGAACTGTTGACATACACCACACCATTAGCAGTGAGTGGGGCGATAGCACCACCAGAGCCAGCTAACAATGTCACCGTGCCAGAGTTGTTCTTGAAGTACAGCTTACCGTCAGTGATGTTGATTGCCAACTCACCAGAAGCGAGATTGCCAGCAGTAGGTACAGCCGCCGCAGTGGTGCTGTAGTACAGTTGAATGGGTGTGTAGCCTGTAGCCGCCATGATGTTACCTCAAATTCTCAAGTTTGTACAAAGTTTTCATATGCATACCGGTGAGTTCATCAACGATATTCTCTAAGGCTGGAACACCCTTAGCAACTTTGCTACGGTTTTCATTCAGCCAAATTATATCATCATGAATCAGTTTTGCAATGCTTTTTTCCTGTTCACCCACTTCACCGATGATTCCGAAAGTACCCTGATACGCCTCAATCAGCTCGTCCAGCTGTTCGATGACATCTTCATAGTAATGTCCGAGGGCTTTATGCTCAGCGTAGGATTTCGTTTTCCAGTGTGCGATGTGGGCTGCGTTTCGGGCGTGGAATAGACGCTCGATTAGTTCTTCAATCATCAGAATGTGCCTCCAGAGATACCGCTCCACGTCGGAGCGCTTGCTCCGGCAGAGGTCAAAACCTGACCGGCTGTGCCTGCCGCTGTGAATGCGAACGCTGAACCGGTTCCGTATACCGCGCCGCCCGATGTAGGAGTTGCAGTCGAGTTTGTACCGCCGTTTGCAATCGGCAACGTGCCGGTTACGCCGGTGGTTAAGGGTAAACCCGTAGCGTTAGTCAGCGTGCCGGATGATGGGGTTCCAAGCGCCCCGTTAAAAAGCACAACAGCGCCAGCGGATCCGGTGTTGACCGCGAGCGCCGTGGCCACCCCAGTTCCCAAACCCGAAACGCCGGTGCTTATAGGTAAACCCGTGGCGTTAGTCAACGTCGCAGACTGCGGTGTGCCTAAAATCGGAGTAACCAGCGTGGGGCTGGTCGCAAAAACTAAAGCGCCTGAACCGGTCTCATCAGTCACCGCAGATGCTAAATTAGCGCTTGAAGGAGTCGCGAGCCACGTCGCTACACCTGTACCTAGACCGGTGATTGAACCGACCGCCGGAGTCACTGTGGTGTTACCCGCGAGGGTTAACTGACCCTGCGCATTGACAGTGAACGTGCCAACCTGCGTAGCCGAACCGTATGCGCCAGCAGTAACAGCGGTGTTAGAGATGCTGAACGACGTGCCGGTCAGCGTTAAGCCAGTTCCGGCAGAGTAGATTTGCGTAGCTGAAATCTGAACGAAAGTGATCGCGGTCGTGCCGAAGGTGATAACACCCACGGTATTACAGACGTAAGTTTCTCCAGCACCTGTAGCACCGGACGTGATGAAGAACGCGTCGCCGTTACCTAAGCCGTTAGGATCTTTCAAAGCATACGTATTAGCATCAGAAGCGCGGGTTAACACCCATGCCACCGCACCGCTACCGACTGTCGTCACGACGTAGACACCGTTTTCAGCTTGGTTGGTCTGATTGTAAACTAGAATACGATCATTCACCGAGGCTACTGTGCCGTCAGGTGTGAAGGCGACCAATGTACCTGCGTTAGTCAGCGTAGCGCCGACACCGGCTGTGCCGTTGTTGTAGGTCGCGTTCAGATTTCCCGAAGGCACTTCATATTTGACTGGCGCATGATAAGTGATACCTGAAGACACCAAAGTGTCTACGTACTGTTTTGTCGCCAGCTGAAAATCAGTCGAAGGGTTCTGAGTAACAGTAACTGAGGTCAAACCGGCAGGAGCTAACGACGTGCCACCCAGCGCGATACTGGTTGTACCGAGCGTGATCTGGCTGTTAGTCAGACTTGCGTTAGCAATGTTTGACAGAGTGTTACTTGCGCCGCTGATCGTCTTATTGGTCAACGTCTGCGTACCGGTCAAGGTAGCGACAGTTGAATCAATAGCGATCGTGACCGCAGAAGCGCCGTTGTAGCTAGTTCCGCTCAAGCCTGTGCCGATGGTCAAGGCGAAAGGGTTAACTGCCGTTACGGTGGTAGAATCACCTAACGCGATTGAATTCCCGTTGAGTGTGAAAGAGCTATTGACCAACGACGCGTTAGGAATAGCTGATAGCGCGTTTGTTGCGCCTGAGATTGACTTACCAGTCAAAGTGGTCGGTATGTCAGCGTTAACGAGTAAGCGGAAAGACGTTGGGGCAGAAACACCAGAGGTCGGACCGGCATACACGTAATTTGCGGGCTGGTCTGAAACGATCAAAGCTGAACCCCAGCTCGGAGCGTTTGAACCGCCTGAAACCAACACCTGCCCTAAAGCACCGGAGGGACCGACGTACATACCGTCTGCGCCTGACCAGATCACAGCTCCTGGTTGCATCACCAAACTACGCGCCGTACCGCCGTTACCGAGACCTAGAATATTGTCTACCTGATCATCAGCTGACAAGTCAACTGCGGGGTGTCGGTGGTCGCTGCGAGCGAGAGTATTTGCCGCGCCTGCTGAGCCGCTTTGAAAACCCGCTAGAGGAGCGCTAGCGCTATAGCTGGCAGCTAGTGTGACGTTAGCGCTCAACGCGCCCCCGCCGGTCAAGCCGTTACCGGCAATGACTTGACGAGTCGTAGGCACATAACCTGAAACAGTCGCAGGGGTCGTAGTAGCAGCGGTCACGCGACCAGTGCTGTCAACAGTGACCACAGGAATATTAGTAGCATCACCGTAAACACCAGGAGTTACGCCGGTGTCTGACAACAACGTGCCGTTAATACCTTTCGGGGCAACGCTTAGGGTCACATTGCTAGACAATTGACCGCCGCCCGTCATACCTGTACCGGCAATCACCTGACGAGTCAGAGGCACACCGGCAACGCTCAGTAGGTCGCCGACGCGGATCTGGTAATTGTTACCCTGATACACGATCATCATCAAGCTGTTTTCGTCAGCCACAGGGGCGACGGGTAACTGCGTGATTCGCGTCGGTATTAGATTGCTTGGGACATCAGACATTTAAAACTCCAAGTAGCCATTACCATCTTCGGTAATGAAAAACTCATCACCGGCTTCTTGAATGACGCCCGCAGGATGAGTGTTAATCGGGGTGTCCGGACGATTGAACGGGAGGACGATTTGATCAGGACGACGCGGCGCAAGGCGGTAAGGGTCGTACTCATCGCGGTCTTCTTCGCAGACCATAAGACCTGGATAGTTCGGGTCGGGGGACAACTCAGAAAGCAACATCTTACGCGAGCAACGACCGCAGATGGCGATGCCATAAGTCGGTTGTCCGCTCGGGTCAAGAAAGACGCTCATTTAGTGTAGACCCCGATGCCAGGATTGATCTGAATAGGCGAGCCGTCATTGTCACCGTCCCACGCACGCTGCAAGCTCATAGCCGCTTTCTGGTCAAGCATGGGGATGAGTTGTGCGTCAACTTGCGGAGTCTCGGAGGCGACCTTAGCGGTCAAGTTGTCAACAATCGCATTCAACCAGCGCTGAGGCACTTCTACGTCTTGTTGAAGGTTCGCAGTGTCCATTATCTGACGATGACGCCAGAGGACTAACTGAGCCTGCTCAGCAGCAATGAACGGCGCTGGCCAGAGGTAAACCACCGGCTCAGGTAGGTCACGCTGAAAATAGTAATTGCTAGGACGACCAGGAAACACTTTGTTGCTCTGGTTGACGTAGCTGTCGCGGTTCAGCTGCCCGAGGGGGATCTCTTGAGGCATATTGCCTAGGCTGATTACCGCGTAGTTGAAAGTTGCCGTAGAGGTAATTCTGAAGTACTGGTAGGGTAACGCCCCAGAAATGTCTGTCCATACGATCTCGCCCGCGCTCGCAGCGCCCGTGTATGTTCCTACGGTAACCCAAACTGTCCCGTTCGTGCTCACTTGAAAAGTCAAGGGAGTTGACGCACCCGACCATTCAACACCGACCGTATCTACGACAGTCTGAGTGGTGAAGTTTACGGTATACGAGGTTGACGTAGCTACGGTAGCGCCGGTCACCGGCTGGAGCGTACGATAGTTCAGGTTGAGGACTTCTACCGTGCCGTTGGGCAAGGTGACAATCGGCTGATTCTGGTACATCGGTAGTACCATCTTCTCAATACACCAGCTAGGTGTTTTGATGCTCGCCAACTCTGACAAAAACAAATACAGAGACTCTAGAGCATAGGTCTGCATTTCGGCTGAGATAGCCTGAGCGGGCAGACGACAGCGCCTGAAGGCGTGGTCTACCACCTTCAGCGCGTTAAACGTCGTCGTGCTCACTGTGCCGGAATATGCCATACTAACCCCATTTTGTAGTCAGATGGCTGCTGTCCTAGCACGCCCGATATTGACAAATTATAATTCAACCTTGCTGAAAAGCAAAGGAAATTAGCAGTTTTTACCTTTACCCTTGGACATAGCCATGCCGCCCTTGTTCATCATCATTTTCGCACCAGGCAACTTAGGCGCGGTGTGCATGCGAGTTTCACCAGGATTCTTGTTGTCTACAACACCCAAAGTACCACGATTTTTCAACATCTCGCGACCGCCTTGATTCATAGCGCCGCCTTTAGCCATACCTTTGAGTTCGTTCTTGTCATAGCGCATTTCAGAACGAACACGAGACATCTCTTGACCCGCGTCACGCTGCTTAGCGGAAACGCGGTTCAACTCTTGGCGCTCATTGCGAATAGTGTCTTTGACACGAGCCTCACCACCTTTAGCATAGCCTTTAGCCATACCGCCTGATGAGAAATTGAAATCTTTAACTTTTCCGACTGTCATGTTGATCCCCTTAGTTGCTAGTGGCGTATGTTTTGAGACACTCAAGAACGACTGTGTATGAATCACCAGCGCTTGCGTCCTGCGTGGTGAACAAAACGTCACCGGTCTTACCTGTGCCTGCGTTGTTAGGAATTCCGCCAAAAGACGAGAAGTCCATCAAATAATTTGAATTCTGAGGGATCACCCAAGCAAACACATCAGTCGTAGCGTCCCACAGGATGCGGACTTGTAGACCGTGAGTGGTGGCGTAGATCTTGTTCAGCTTGACGCCGTTGCACGCGAGACCGAACGAATTAGGGTTCAGTGTTGAGACGTCAACTTTGATGACACCGGTTTCACCCGTGCCGTCTGAAAGGTTAGTGTATTTAGCGATGAACAAGCGCTCACCGTCAAGAATCGTTTGCGAAGCTACTGCGTCAGCCATATCTATCTCCTGAAGTTAAAAATGAAAGGGGCGCAAACCCCTCCCATTCAATTAAGCCGCAACAGCGCCGTTCAGGGCAACGATATCCCAACCAGCGGCGGTATAAATCAACATAGCGCTGTCACCAACGGCGGTGAAAGTGATAGTGCTGAAACCGATCTTGGTTGTAGGTGTCAATACGGCTGAACCGCCATCAACTACGTGGCTGATGATTTTGATTTGACCGAGAGTGCCGTTAGCCAGCGTCAAAGCCTGCGATGCACCGGTAGTGGTCAAGCTAGTCAACATATCAGTAATGTTAACCGCGCCAGCGCCAGAAAGAGCTTGGTTGGTGGCGATGACGTCGCCTGTAATGTTACCAGTCACATTACCGGTGATAGCACCGATGAAGCCGTTTGTGGACGTAACTGGTCCGGAGAAGGTAGTAGAAGCCATTTTAAAATTCCTCTCATGCGAGTAAAAGTGAAGTGCCTGTCTGCATGACGTCAGCTGGGACTGTCAGGCACTTCGGGGAAACCCAGAAAAAGAAGGGAGCCGAAGCCCCCCTCTTCCTTATACGCCAGCAGTACCGTACACGCCACGTGGGTCAGTCCAACCCACTGTGTAACGCTCAGTAGCCTTGTAGCGCATTGAGTCAGTCTCGAAGTCACCTTCCATAGACTTCTCCAAGCCACGACGCATCAACAACTTCAAGCCTTCTGGCGCGTCGGTCTGCACCCACCATGCGGTAGATGAAGTGATACGAGACAGGTTAGCTTGGCCATCAGCCAGCAAGCCCATGGACTTAACTGGGTTGATGTCGTTGTCGGCTGTGCCGGTGCGCAAGACGCTCTTCAAGAGGACTTCAGCTTGGAACACGTTGGAAGGACCGGAAACGATCTTCTTAGGTGTCAGACGGATACGCTTACCGTTGTTGTCAACGGCGTTGCGGATCTGAATCAGCATCTGCTCAAGGGAGGTCTGTGACAAGTTAGCGGGGGTGGTCAGCTGATTGCTGAACGTGCCGTTAACGATGGGGTGGGCAGTGTTAGTCAACGACACACCGTCACCGCCAACATACGCGCCGTTGAAGGCACGATTCAAGATGTTAGCAGAGAGGGTTTCCTTTGTCTCGATCAAAGACTGCGCCAAGTGCTTGGCGTAGGTCTGACCGATACGGATGTGGTCGCCGTCTTCTACGAGGACTTTGGTCAAGCTGAATGCGAGACCGTAGACTTTGTAGAGGTAACGCTGCAAGAACAACACGCCACCAGACTGGTAAGAAACAGCCATACCGTCGGGCAGTTCAGGCGCTGCGCCAAAACCATAAAGAACGGGTTCTTCATGGTAGTTGCGAGGAATGCCTTTTTGCTCGCGGAAAACCATCTTCCACTCGTCAGCACGCTGGTCATAAACACCGTCAAACACTTCGTTGAGGATAGGCTCAACTACGGATCTAAAGTCCGTACTACGCATTGGGGTAGCCATAATTTAGCCCTCCTTAAACAGAATTCACAGCAGCTTTGTAGTGGTGTTCGTTGATACGAACAGACACAACTACATACGCGTCAGTGAGGGAGTCAGTGATTTCATATCCAAAGCCGGTGATCTGGAATTGACCAGAAGTGGCTTGAATGGCGGTCAGGTAAGTGTTTGACAAACCTGTTTGTGTTGAGCCACCAGGAGAGGCGACTGTCCAATCACACTCTTCGCCGACAGCTGTTTGCACAGTTGTACCAGCAGAAGGGTTGTTGTATTGAACATCAAACAGTGTTTCAGGGTCATCATACACCCAAGCTGTGATCTCAGTACCAGTCGTGCCAGAAGGCCAGAAAGGAGAGATTGAAGGCTTGCCGCTGGCGTCCAAATACTGAACACCTGCGAAGATGCCCAACAAAGAAACTCCATCGGTAGTGCCTGAACGAGTACCGTCAGACGTGCCGAGTTGAATAACGCCGTTGTCAGTCAACTTAACGGGGTCACCGCTAAAAATGTTGGCTGCGTAGGCGCTGGCGATAACGTAGGCTTTCGGGCGCATCTGACCACTGTTGTGGTAAGACGCACGAAAACCAAAGGGTGCGCTTATCGAAGACATAATTGCTCCTAATGGATTAAAAAGTTGCGTCAGGAAAGATCAAACTGAGCTTCCCGCTGTTGCCCTATTTCCATATTACCGTCTCCCATGGTCAAGCGCGACTTAGACGTACGAGCTTGCTGCTCGAGGAACTCTGCCGTGTCGGTGAGTTTCTCTTCTTCACGCAGGGGTGCATCGTGATGCGCCTCCTTCATGTATTTCTCATAAAGAGAAATAGGCAGCTTAAAAGCCAACATCTCATTCACCCCAATGAACCCCACCCAGTCACCCGTCTTAAGGGTTGCGTATTCCCAGCCAGGAACGTCTTCTGGCTTCAAAGGCTCGTAGCCTAAGCGGATCCGCATCTGGATCGAATCACGAGGGTTAGTCGTGGTCAGCCAGCAACAATGCCAGCCGGAGAGTTTCGGTAAGTCCGGTAAAGAGGACTGAAAAAACTGCTGACGGAACATTTCAACCCGCTCATCTTCGGTCACCTCGCGGTTTTGTGTTACTGCGCGATCTAACATCGCACGATTCTCACGACCTTCTCCTGCGGATTTCTTCAAGCGTTCGTCTGTCATAATACTCGCTCCTTTCAGCGATTGAAACCAATTATAGGGTTTGAAAATTAAAAAGCCAAATCATTCAAGCGTTTCACGCTTTGTTAGTACGGTCGTACTCGGCGTAGCGCTTGACGTATTTCATGCGCAACACTGGATCATCCCACACGCCAGCCTCAATCAATGCTTGCTTGCGTTCGGGACTGACGTAAATTTCTTTACGCGTAGAAGCCGGTGCGTGCTCACGTCCGGAACCCACTGCGGGACCACCGCGAGGAGTGCGTTCCTCCCTAGAGTCACGGCGTTCATTCTTGAACTTTTCAGGCAATCGGCGGGCAGCACGCTTGCGCAATTCATCCCAGTATTCCTCTGACTGTGGATTGTAACCGTCCTTGGCCAATGATTGGTCAATAGCGATGACAATTGCTGAATCCTCGTCACGACCCTGTGAGTCGTACCATGGATTCTCTTTGATGAACTCATTAGCGTAATGCATGGTCATGTCATCAAGCTGCTGACCCTGCGGCTGGGGGCGCTGTTGGGCGGCTTGTTGCTTAGCGTACTGGAGCTGCTGCACTTTCTGCATAGCTTGATCGCGGTACTTGAGCGCCTGAGCTACGTCCTTGCCGTTGCCCGCCTCCACCGCCTTAGCGATGACGCGCTCCGCCATCTCGGCTTCCTTCGCCGCGCTAGCAATGTGTGCGTCGTACGTGCCGAGGTCTACTTGATGCGCTCGGTGCTCTTGAAGAGATACGCGGCGCTCAAGGTCATCATTTCGTTTACGCAGGAAGTCCAGCTCGAGTTTGTCGCGCTTGATGGCTTGATCGCGGCGGTCTTTACGCTCGAGCTTTTCAAGGCGGCGTCGCTCACGTATCGCCTCTCGCTCGTCGTCATTGCCGTCTTCGGCTGCTGAGGACGCGGTTCGCTCATCACCGCTGTCATCTGAATCATCTTCCTGATCTTCCTGTCTGTCGGTTAGTTTTGACTCGTCTTCGACGATGATGATTTCTTCACCACCGCGTTCGTCGTCTTCTTTCATCACATTAGCCATAAATCATCTCCTTTCAGATGAATGCTCGGATTGCCAACGGGTCGCCAGTTACCTGCCCGATGATGTCCAAGTCGTTAAAAATCACAAACATAGCAGATCCGTCAGTGTCAGGAATCTTGACTTCCCAACGATCACCGCCGTACTTAGCCACGCGAACGTATTCACCGGCTTTGCACCACTCACCCTCTGGCCACGTCTTCATGTCATTGCGGTTCTTGAAAGCCAGCGGACCCAAGGCAACCACTTTGCCAATCTGAGTGTTCCACTTCTCGGTATCATTAGTACCCGCGATGTCAATAATAATGCCACCAGCTGATTTCTTTTTCGGTGTGCGAATCTGAATCAGAACACGGCTCCCGAAAGGCTGAATTCCAGCATCTACTGCTGGGAAAGCCTCCGCCATTGCGTCCTCATAGGTCATTGTCAAGGTTTTTCTCCTGGTCTAGAAGGTTTAAAAGTACGTCGATTGCCGCCTCATAACCGGCAACCATTCCCACGCGATACCCGTACTCAAAAGTATCGCGAGTCTGGGGTCGTCTCAAAGCGGTAACAGCGAATGACTGCTGTTCTGCTTTCAGACGATTCAGAAGTTGAGACTCAATGTTCATGCAGGAGTCTTAGGTGTAGAAGGCGCAGCGGGCAGGGTCTGACCGTTCAGCTTCTCACCCGCCGCTAGGCGGTGTTTCTGTTTCACAAATGCGCCAGTCATAGGGACTGTGCCAGGAGTAGGTTTATCGCTCATGATGTTTTCCTCAAGGGTTAGGGTTAATACCAGTTCCAGTGCTCACTGCGACCTTCTCACCCGTGGCCATTTCGGCAGCGGCAAGCAGTTTCGCGGTGTCGTTGTCAGCCGTGTTCATGCGCTCGCGGGTCTCAAGATCAGCGGCGGTGCGTTCGTTTTCGGCTTGTTGTCTCATCTGCTCAGTCTGCATGCGCTCAGACTCGGCTTGTTGATCCGCAGCCAACTTAGCTGCTTCAAGCTGCTGCTGTGACTGCATCTTCTGCTGCTCGATTTGCAACTTAGCTTGGTCAATCTGCATACGCTGCTCCAGCGCCTTACCTTGGACTTGCGCGTTGAGCTGGGCGACCTCCATGCTCTTGTCAGGCGGCATGGGTGGCTGGGGTTTGAACTGCTGAGCGGCTTGATCAATCTGCGCCAGCTCTTGACCGAAGCTACCGAGCTGTGCCTCGATGAATTTCTGCACTTCTAAGATGACTTTGACCTGATCTTCGGCTTCTTCAGGAATCAACTCCTCACGCTGCGCCTTGTCAACAGCGTTGTGCGCTTCGACTAGGTAGTAATTGAGCAGGTGATCACGCAAATGCGTCGCCATCGGGTACAAATAGGTCTTCGCAATAGCGGGATTTGACCCGAACAGCGGCGACTTCAGGAAAGGGATGTGCGTCATGAAATGCGCCATGTGATCTTGCGACGGGAGCACGTAAATTGGGCGTCCCATGGCGGCTGCGACGTTCTCGCTCACCGGATCCATGTCCTCGCTTCCTGGCAACGGCTGCAGCACCTCATTTGCAGGCACTTTCATGTTGCGGAGGAACATTTCCTCAACTTTGCGTGCGTCATACATCTGCGGCATGGCTTGTGCACGCTGCATGATTGCCTGAGTTTGCGCAAAACGCTGGGTTTCGCTGAAAATTGCGGGGTCGCTGACCGGAATAATGTCCATCGGACCGTCAAAGTCAGACGGATCAATTTCAAGACCGGCAGATTGTGCCTCAATGTCCTCAGTCGTCAGGTATGCGCTGTTGATGCGGTGCAAAATCTTGAAGCAACGCGCCATCGAGCCATGCAAACGGCTGTGAATTGACGAAAACACCACCATGCCCTGCTCAATGAGCGCCATGGTTGTGCCTACAGGCTGGTTAGGGTTCTGGTCAGACAGCTTCTCAAAGGACGTTTGCACCACGCCCTTGCCCGCGTCTACGAGGAAACCCAGAAGCGAGAACAAAGTTGGGCTGGGACCGTTAAACGGCAGCGGCATTGCCAGCTTGCGCACGTCATCGATGAGCGCCCCACCCTCCATCTCAACCACTTCTGTCGGTTGGACGTTCAGCGTCTGGCCTCCTGGTCCCCCTTTGAGCTTCAACAGCGTGGGCACGTTCTGAATGTGAGCCGAGTCAAGCAAGGCGCGGAGTGCGCCGGTGGCTGCACCGCTCAAGCCGCCAATCATGTGCGTCAGACCGATGGGGTACGCGCCACGCCAAGGCACAAACGGGAACTCTACGATCCAATCTAACTCAAGCTGGCGCGGGTCATCAGGTTCCCAGTTACGGTACAACCCCAAGCCGAGGTTAGTCGTCTTGTCAATGCTCAGAATATACGGCTCGGGACCATCCCCGAAGTCAAGGTACGTGTAAACTTCAAAGATCGTGCGTAAGCCGTCTTCGTTGTAGCTCAGGTCTTTGCGTCCCTCAATCTTGTCGTTAGCCTGAGTGGACTTGCTGAACTCGGGATCTTCCGGCATACCCAAGTCAACATCAATGTACATGCCTGACTTGACGCGGCGCTGGTACTCAAACTTCGTGATGTACTGCACGTGCGTCTTACGCTCGGCGGTGTAGAAGTTGGTCGCCGCAAACGGCAGGTAGATGTCATCAATAGCGATGAACTCAGCACAGGGGCGGCGGTGCAACGGGTTCCACATGAACTTCATGTACTGACCGCCGCCGAGCGGGAGCTGCGTGCTCAACTGCTCAAGCTCTCCGCGGAACTCCACCATCTGCTCAGTCGTCTGCCAGTTCATGAACTCGGCTTTACGCTCTGCCTTCTGAATCTTAGACTTGTCCCGCTCGCCCAGCACCTTGCTCTTGACGGGACCACTAGGCGGGAAGACCTCCTTCATGAAGCGGGCAGAGAAGTCCACGCATGCCTCAACGAGCATCGGGTGCACGACCTTGTTTGCGCCGGTGAATTGAGCGCCTCCTGGTGCATCATCACCTAAGCCCGTACGACGCAAGCCCTCCTCGTACTGCTTGTCGCGCTTCTCACGAGCCTCTTTGTCGTTGCCGATCTTTTCCACAAGGTCGCTAATGGCGGTCTTGAGCAGGTCTTGATCGACCTCGTCAACGATGTTGGCAAAATGGGCGAGCTTGTCGGCGAGGTCTTCCTCATTCTTCTCACGAATGATTGCCCCGCCGTCTTCGGTGTCTTCTACCTCGTTGTCGACGTCCTCAAGCTGAACTGTCTCGCCTTCGGGCAGGTCGTCTTCCATTCTTTCAATAGCCATTACTCACCTCACATAAACTGGTTAACGATCGCATCTACGCGACCGGAGTCGTACGCCGACACACTGCCGCCCTCGGCATAATTCTGCGGGGCGCTGATACTGCTCATAATTTCCTCGACGCGTGACGGGTCGTAAGACACCGAGCCGCCCTCAGCGTAACGCGTAGCTTTGACTGTGTCAGGCTTCAACGAGGCGCGACCCTTCTGAGTGGCGGGCGTGCCGCGCTTAGCTTCACGCTCTACAGAGTCCAACAACTCCTGCAGCGAGCGGGTGTCCTTGCCCAGCTGAATGCCGAGCGCGTTGTTATGTACGTCGGTCGGGTAGTCAGAGCGCGGCTCGCTCAGACCCATCCAATGACCGGCGGTGCGGAAGGGGGCTTCCTTGAACTCGTACGCTTTGCCTAAGAAGTCCGCAATCCCTGGACTGGTCTTCTGCGCAGCGAGCGCCGAGGCGAGCATGTGTCGTGCGGCATCGCGCTTGGCGTTGTCGCGCTCGTTGGGGAACATTTCCTGCGCCACAGTCTCAGAGTAAAGTCTCAGGTTCATCAGCGTCGGGTCAGGTAAGCCCTCACCCGCACGCACCGGACCACCTTCGGCGTAGCCATCTGCTCTCGGGACGTAGTTGTTGATCAAGTCGCCGAACTGTTCAGCTTTGATGAACCGCTCGCCGTTGTAATTGTTCATGAAATCTTTTTGTATGGAGTTCGGATCAACCATACCGAAGTCACCGCCGTAATTCTCGCGGATAAACTTCTTAACTGCTGAAGGGTTCTTAGCGTCAATGATGTCGTAATGTTGTAGGTCTTTGACATCACCCCACGAGCCGCTCCTCAAGAACTCTAACACCGAGTCAGTTATTTTGTTTTTGTAATCTGGGTCGCGCCTTGCATATTCACGCGCACGCTCACTGCTGAAACCATTCTCAACCGGCTTCAACTCAAGGATATCTTGTGGTATTATTTCGGGCTGTCGACCGGTTTCTTCTACCCACGCTTGATAGCGTTTATCCAGACTGCCGGTGACGTTCGGTTGACCTTCCCAGTTCAAAAACTCAGTAACCTCTGGGGTGTCTTTATTCTTTTGGAACCATGCGTCAAAAGAACTCTGGTTAGGTTTCTGAACCATCGCTTGCGCATGGGGGCGACCCTCAGCATCGAGCAATGTGGTGAGGCGGCGGTCACCTGAGCCGTAAGACTTAGCGAGTCCTTCACCTTGCGTACACCAACCGGCTTGTTTACCGATCGTCGTGCAGAGCTTCATAGCCGACGCATCAGTCGTTGCGGGTATGTCAACCCACTTCATTCCTGGTTCTTTGACGAACGAAAGCTGCGTGTCAGGGATCTCAAGTCGCGGGGTTGCGGTGAGGTTACCCATCATGTCACCCCGCTCAGCCTTGGCTGCTTCCTCGGCACGCCACTTGTTGACTGCGTCAACCTTCTCCACCATCTGCTTCATCGTCACCTTGTCAAGCTGTTCAGGTGTTAAGCGCATAGCGGCAGGCAAACCTGACTCGGGGTCAAGCATGTTCTGAATCTCGTCCGCCATGTGATTGAACCCGAGGTTCTCATTGAGATCAATAGGTCTGTCAATCTTGTAAATCGGAGTCTCTGGGGCGAGCTTTTCAATCCAAGGATTACGCTCCGCTATCGCAATTTCTTGCTTACCATTACTCACAAAGTTGGGCATTTCACGCGCCATACGGAACCGCTCTTGAAATTCCCGCGCAGGGGTGGCGGTGATCTCGGCGTCCGAAAGAGCTTCCCACATCTCAGCTTTGCGAGAGTTAACTTCCATGTTCTCAGGATAACCCGCGTCTGCGTGTTTCTTGACGGCGAACCCTTCCTCGGGGTAACCCGCTTTAACACGCATAGCGGCTACGTCTTCAGGTAGCCACATGCCGAGTTCTTCTGCTTCACCAGGAATATGCGAGTAACCCTGCTCGTGCGCTAGACGGATCGGATCATCCGGCGTGCCCATCTCGTTACGGATATACTTTTCGAGCTTGGTGTCAAGCCACTTGTTGAGCGCTAATCTGTCTTCGCCGTAGAGCTTTTCTAAGACGTCGGGTCTGTTTTCTTTTAGCCACGGGACAGGAGAATTATAAGCACTAGGACCCAGATCCACCATCTTTGACCAGAGGTCTTCACCAGCGGCTTGGTTGATCAAGTCGCCGCTCATGACTTCAGGGTTACGCTTCAGCGGTTGTACTGACATAGTAACGCTGTCTCTTGAACCCTGCGGCGGTTGCCAGTTGCCACCCTTCGGTTTCACAGCGTAAGACTTCAGAGGTGAGGTTACGTTCTGCACAATGTCTCGGGCAACGTAAGGCGCGGTCTGCACGAGGTTAGTGCCCACACGCTTAGCAATGCTAGCGAGGGGCGGTGCGACCAACATCGCCGCCTCAGCCGTATCATCGGGCAGCAGTGGGACGTTAGCCTTGTTGACGTTGGTGATTGGTTGCCCGTAGCTCAAGCGCTCAGCAGTACGAGCTAGCGCCGGTACACCGAGGAACTCCATCGTCCCCTGCATCTGCTGCGTGCGCCGTGGCGAGTAAGTCTGCTTCAGGAACTCCGCAATAGAACCCAACGCGGCGTTCTGCGGCTGTGCGCGCATTGAACCGCCGTCGTAGTAGTTCGTCTTGACAAACCCGCCGTCTGCCCACTTCACCTTGTTTGCCCAATACGCTGGGCTGCTCGGACCCTTAGCAATGTTCTTTGCGTGACGTGACTTGAACGAGGCTCGCTTAGCCTTCATGCGGTCGGACTCACCCTCCTTGGGCTTGCCTGCCGTGCTCGCACCCTGCTCACCGAAGCGAATGATCTTCTCCTTGCCGTCTACCTTCGTCTTCACGATGTGCGACTTGGTCGGATGGCTCGGTGTACGCCGTGGTTGATTCAGCGGCAGGCTGTCCTTGTCAACGCGGTTGGTCATTTCTTCCTCGCCGCTCTCATGTTGTCGACGAGGTTGGGGTAAGGGCGTCCGGCGCTCTTTGCTGCCGCCTTGGCGGATGACTTAGCCGCCGATGACAGCGTCTTGCTCTCGCCGAGGCTCTTGGGGCGGGCTTTGTCCCAGATTGGTTTCTTAGGCTGCATATGGGTTTATCCTCGGTTTGTTAGAGATGCGAGGCTCGTCGATATCTTTTGCTTGAGGTAACTCAAACCATCCATCATTCTTGAGATAAATGATAGCTTGCGTAAACGTGTCAACATAATCATCATGCTCCGCTACTGGGAACTTGCCCAGTTGTTTGAGGAAAGACGCCGCCCAGCTCACTGGTTGACCGAGGTTCTTCTTTGACTCCGGTACCCACAGCAACCCCAGCTCAAGGGTCGGGGCGGCTTGGTGCGCCCGTGATACCTTGTCAGCCTGACCTGGATTATAGCCCACTGCTGGCACTTTCGCCAAGCGCAAGTCCTGCAACAATGATTGCCCGCTCGCCTTCGCTTCCACCAAGATACGGTCAGGGCGCTTCGCTCGGGAGTATGGCGAGTCCTTCGTCATCCCGCCGTATTCAGTCGTCCAGTCTTTCACGGCTCGTGCTCGCAGGTCTGGATAGCTCAGGTGTTCATCCCACGCATCAATCAGCATCGCATTGCGTGCGCCCTTGTGCGTGAACATCGCCCAGACCGAGCAGGCGGTCGGGTCGCCAGTCGTCTTCTCGGTGAACGCACAGTCGTATGACTGCAGTATGTACTCAAAGGGCGGCAAGCCTGATGACGCTGGCCAGAGCCTGAAGTTGTTGACCTTCAGGATCCCGCCCTCGCTCGGTGTGGGGTCTTGCTGTAACTGACCCGCCGTGCCGTATGTGCCCAGCAGTTGCTTCAGCGTGGTGATCTCTTTCTCGCCGAACCGCTCGGGGCAGATCAACTCGCCTTTCTTCTTGCGTGGGTCGTACACACCGAGGCTAGTCTTGCGCACCTTGCCGTCCCACTCTGCCGGAATGCAGATATGCTCCCAGCCCTTGATGTCCTCAAGGATATGCCCGCTGATGTCGCGCTCGTGCAGGCGCTGCATGACGGTCACCATCGCATCGGTCTTCGGGTTGTTCAGTCGCGTTGACCATACCATGTCAAACCATTCAAGGTCTGACTCCCGCATGACTTCTGACTGCGCGGCTTGAGCGCCGTGCGGGTCGTCAAGTATCAGGCGCGAGCCGCCCTCACCGGTCGCCGTACCACCGACTGAGGTCGCGAGCCGGTAGCCGGTCTTGTCGTTCTCAAAGCGCTGCTTGGCGTTCTGGTCTCCGGCGAATGAGAACATATGCCCCCACCGCTCTTGATACCATGGGGACTGCAACAGTCGCCGCGTCTTCAAGTTGTCACGTGTGCTCAGGTTGCCGGAGTACGATGCGCACAGGAACTTCTGAGCAGGGTCAGTGAGCCATTCCCACGCTGGCCACATCACCGACACAATCGTCGACTTTGAGTGTCGCGGCGGGATATTGATGAGCAGGCGATGAATGTCACCGGCGCTCACTGCTTCAAGATGCTCGCAGATTGTCTCAATGTG